ATGTTGACCGACGCAAAAATCCGCAATCTCAAGCCCTCCGAGAAGCGGCAGCGGGTTGTAGACAACGAAGGGTTATACATAGAGGTCGCAGTGAGCGGTCGTAAGGTTTGGCTGTTCCGCTATAAGCAAAATGGCAAACAGAACTGGATATCTTTGGGCGAATATCCACTCATTTCATTGCGTGAAGCCAGAGAGTTACGCGATAAAGCAAAGCGCCGCATCTTCGATGGCTTGCAGCCTCGCGAAGAAGCCGAGGCAACGCACTCTTTCAAAGCCGTCACAATGGAGTGGTTAACCAAGAATACCTCACGATGGACCGATGAGACCCGGATGAATATGGTACGCAGGCTCGAAAGACACATCCTTCCCGTTATCGGGCACAGCGACATTTCCGAGTTGAAAACAAAGGATATGCTGGCCGTATTCAGGCGTATGGAAACAGCCGGGATCACGGAAATGACTCATCGAATGGCGCAGATATGCAGCCAGATTTTCCGCTATGCCGTCGCCTGTGAGTATTGCGAATACGACCCAACACAAGCGATGAGAGGCGCATTGGCACCGATCAAAACGTCGCACTTCGCCTCCATCACCGACCCGCGCGAGGTCGGGCTCCTTCTGCGGCGAATCGACGCCTACCCGCAGGGTGTCGTGAGGCGGGCTATGCAGTTTTCCGCGCTCACTTTCTGCCGCCCCGGCGAGATTCGCCATGCCGAGTGGAGCGAGATTCGCGGCGACGAGTGGCGCATTCCCGCGGAAAAGATGAAAATGAAGCGCGTCCACATCGTTCCGCTCGCCAGACAGGCAATTGAGCTGCTTGACGCGATGCGCGTCATCACAGGCGGCGGGCAATACGTCTTCCCCAGCAACCGCGCGCCGAAGGGCGACCGCCCCATGAGTGAAAACACGGTTCTCGTCGCGCTTCGGACGCTCGGCTACACCAACGAGGAGATGACCGCGCACGGTTTTCGCTCGATGGCCTCGACGCTGCTCAACGAGAACGGCTTTAACGGCGACTGGATAGAGCGCCAGCTCGCGCACGTAGAGGGCAACAGTGTACGCGCGGCCTACAACTACGCCGAGCACCTGCCCGAGCGTCGGCGCATGATGCAGTGGTGGGCTGATTATCTCGACGAGCTGCGGCGGCAACACATTTAGCGCCAATTTGCAGGGCGATTATATGTTTTGCCTTGGAAAAACACCGTGTCAGGAAATTGAGAAACTGACAGATATTGCTCGTTGATCTTTGCTGTCGTGTAATGGCTTTCATGGCAGATTTTCGTTAGCATTTTTGCCTTGGCGTTGATCGGTAGGACTACGGTTATTTCTATTCCGGCGCATAAGCGCTTGGCTGTCTCCAAAGCCGGTACCAGGTCATTGTCGCCGGAGACAAGATACAGGATGTCGCATTGGCTTGTCGCACATGCTTCTACTATTGATACGGCGATATTAACGTCTGTTAATTTTTCTTCATGTACCGGGAAAGTAAGTCCGCATCCGGAAGGAGCCGTACATGTGCGAAGTTTTTCCTGAAAACGCCCAAGGATAATCTCGACGCCGACGCTTCGTAATGCCTGTACGTAAGCTCTGTGACGTGAAACGGATTCCTTTTTCCTCCATGTGGCATAGGCTGTAAAATACTTAACATGCTGGATGTCTTCATACGGTTGACGCGAAAACTGTTGTGCCAGTTTGTAAAGGTCGAGCCATTTATATTTGCGATAGGCAGGGTTACAGTCAAGCGCGTGATAGAGATTGAACCCATCAACAAAAAACATTGCCCTTTTAGCCACGGTGCTCCCTCCTGATAATAAAAGCCCCGTGCCTCTCGACACGGGGGGCCGCACAGACACAGCCGCGCGGGGATTAACGAATTAACTCCTTCGGAGTGCGTTAAGTATATCATGCCGCGTCTTACTATTCAATACAGGAATATATGGCCGCCAGTCGCCGCCCCCCTCACCCCCACATCAAAACCCTAACCCTGTCCCACAGCCCGAGCACCTGTGAGAGTGTGTAGACTCCCGCCATTATCCAAAGAGCGGTCTTTATCCTCTCGTTGATCTTTATCAGTTCGATGTTATGCGCCTCGATGCGGTCTTCGTGGCTCTGGGCGACGTCGCTGAAGCGCGAGACTGCCTCGCGGAGATTCCTGATGTCGGCTTTCATCTCCGTCACACTCTTCTCTTGCCGTATCTGTCCGTCGCGTAATTTGTCGTTAATCTCGTCGATCTTCGCGAACAGCCGCGATATTGAATCCTCTCCCACGTCATCACCGCCTCAAAACACTAAAATATTTTCCAGACCACGCCGAGTCCCACAACCGCGCTAAATCTTTCACCGCTGCCATACCCGCCGCCGACGAACAGCCCCAGCCCCGGCGACCGAGACTTCCGGCGGGCTGCCTTCAGCTCCGCGTTATACGCTGCCTCAAGGGCTTTTAACTCCGAGGCCATGCGCGCGCGGCGGGACTCAGAGTCGAGCCTGTACGCCTCGGCTTTCGCGTACAGCTCGTCATACGCGCCCTGCCAGAGTGCGAGTTTTTCTTCGTAGGTCTCGAGCGCGATCACGGTCTGCCGCGCGGCCTCTTCGTTCATAACATAGCTCGTCTCACTTGCCGTCCAGCCCGCGGGCACTCTCTCGATCATCGCGCTCGCCGCCGAAGCGGGCGAGCGCGTCAAGGTGACGCTGAGCAAGATCGTCGCCGCCAAGAGCGCGTATTTCAACTTCTTTACTCGCACGGATTTCACCTGCTTTCTTTCGCGTCGTTGTTTGATGTGTTTTTATCTCGCGCCCAAAGTCGCGCGCGGCTCTCTCGGCCTCGTTTTGCAGCTCGCCTATGCGGCGCGAGGCGTCTTTGCCGGGCTTATTCGCGAGGCCCGCGGGATATGAGAGCGCAAACCAGATCAGGGCGGCGACAACCGCGCAGAGGATGTATCCCGCTGTCTTTTTATTGTTCGCCATCGCCGCTCTTCTCCCACGGTTTTTTCTTATCGTCCGCCCATCGGTTAATCCCGTGTTCGATAACGCTTTTGCCTCCGTAGATGCCGAAGCAGGCGAGAAACAGCGTCTTCACCATGTCCGTAATATTTGGCGGAATGTCGGCGCTGCGGGCCACGTATATCAGGACGATCCCCACCGCAAAGACCGTGCCAGCTACCGCGACAGGCTTCACGGCGGGGATGTTGCTCCAGCCCGGCCACTTCATTTCAGCGTATCGCGCGCCCATTCGCGGACGTCGAAGCAGGGACAGGCTTTCTGCACCTTCGCGAACCCTGTCCCCTTGACGATCTGCTCGATCGTGACGCCGGTTCTGCTCGGCATGTCGCGATGCCCGAAGACGCGCTCGCCCGGCACGCCGTATGCCCTCTGCACCTCGCGCACGAGCTCCGCGAGCGCCCGCCACTGTGCCTCCGTGTAGTTACACGCGGCGTTGCCCCGGTCGTCGATACCGCCGACAAGGCAAATTCCAAAACTATTCGAGTTGTACCCCGCCACGTGCGCGCCGGCCTCGGCGTCTGTTCGCCCCTTCTCGACGCTGCCGTCGCGCCGGATTACGCGGTGATACCCAACGTCGGAGAATCCCCTCTGGCGGTGCCATCCGCGAATCTCGCTCACTCCGATATCCATGCCCGGCTTCGTCGCGGCGCAGTGGATTACGATACAGTCGATTCTTCTCATTTCTTCTCCCCCTTTCCGAACATTTCATAGAAGGATCTGTAGTGCTTGGCCGCCTTCGGGAGGTATTGCCTGTCCTCCTGCGTCAACCACCGATAAAACCCGGCTTTGTCTCTAGCCGACAGCCCCGCCATCGGCTCCATGCTCTGGAGAGAGCGTATTAAACCCTTGGCTGTGCCGCCGTAATTCTCATACTCGTTAACATACTTCGTGTAGGCGCTCGCGTCCTGATATCGGGTCGCGCGCCTGATATTCGCGAGCGCGATACTTCGCTTCGACGTGGCCGCACCGCTCCACGTCCTGCCCAAGACCTTCTCCTCGTACTGCCTCTGCTTGTCGTGAATCCACCAGTACGCCGCTTCATCCGGGTCCGACGTGTACACAAACATATTAGTCAGACGGCCTTTCAGATAGCCCCGGCTCGGGCGTCCGCTCAGCGCGACGAACTCGGGGCCGAGCCCGAGCGTCCCGGCGATGTACACAGACAGCTCGCGAATGCTGCGCGGATTGAACGCGTCCGGGAAATACTGCTTGCCCGAGACGATCTCCATCGGCGTCTTGACGATCGGGTTGAGCGCGTTGATAAGCTTCGAGAAGGGCGCTTGCGCCATCTTCTTGGCGTAGTCCCCCCACGTCTGATACCCGTTTAAGATGTCCCTGATTTCTTGGGGCGCGCTGTCTAAGGCAAACCAGTCGAGAAAATCCGCGAACGCGCCGACGCGGTCGAAGTAAATGACGCGCCCCTCGGCGTCGCGCCCGAGTATCAAGTGCGGCCTGTTCCGCACATCCGGCGGCAGGTCGTCCTCCTCGTCGCCGTGTAAGAGCCGGTTAAACAGCTGCACGAGAAGCGCGAACATCGACACCTTGAGCGCCGTCTTGCCCAATCGCCACGCCAACATGGTTTTCGCCGCGCCGCTCAGCTTTTTGCCGTCCTCTAGCCCGTTGCGGAATATCTGAAGGTAGCGTCCCGCGTTTACCTCCATCCACGAATAGAACGGGATCATGACGTCGCGCAGCATCTGCCCGGACTCGCTGACCTGGTCGTATGCGCCGAGCAGCTCGTTCGCCAGCTTGTACGCCCGGTCGCGGGCGTCGCGGTTAGCCATGACCTCTTCTCTCTTTGACGCGCCCCAGTTCTTCGGTTTGCCGTCCTTGCTCTTTTGCATCTGATCGAGGTACGAGAGATATGTCGCGTAGCGCAGCACGCCCTCGCGGAAGTCTGAGATATTGCGCGCCTGCGCCCAGTAGGCTTTCCAAGCCCGCTTCGGCAGGTTCTTGTTCCCCTCGCCGCTGTGCGCCAACATCCGTCTGAACTCTTCCACGGTCGTATCCGTGCCCAGTTCCTGAACATGCATCGCGCCGACGGTGCCGCCGCGGCCTGCGAACTCCGCCAGCTCGCCCGATGGTGCCTGCCCCTTTAAGTAGACGTTCGCAAGCTCCTCGAACGCGCGCTTCATGTAGCGAAGAGAGTTCGGGTTTGCAGCTATGACCGCGTCTATGTCGCCCGTGACGTTGCGGAGGCTGTATTTGATAATCCGCTGCGGCGAGTGCAGGAACCACTCCTTGATCTGCGTGGTGACCTCTTTCGCGATCTTGCCCAGCGCCGAACGCTCTATAGGCTTCCCAAATTCATCTAGCGAGGAGGCGAGTTCGGCGGGAATCGCCCAAGTCTGGCGGAAGCCGCCCAGCACCCGCGCTTTCTCGAGTGCGTCGATGGGGATGCTGAGCGTCTCAAGCCCCGCGTCCAACGCCTGTTCCACAATGTTCTCCGCGACCGTGTTTACCGAGAAGACAAGGCGATTCATGAACGGATGCCACTCGACATAACCCTCCGGGATAAGGTCCTGCCACGTCACGTGCTTGTCGCCGAGCGTCTCTTTTATCACCTTCTTCTTGTTTGCCGCGCCGGCGAAGTACCCCTTCGCCGTTATCGCCGCGTCTGCGTCGCCGTCTTCTATCTCCGCAAGCCAGCTGATATAGCGATTCAGCTCTTTGCGGAAATCTTTGGAGAGCTCCTCCGCGCTCCCTGCCTCCGCCATCGCGCCCACGAGCGAGGAGAATTTCCCTATCGGCAGCGTCCCTTCCCTCGCCATCCTGAAGAGCCTCGAAATCGCCACGGCTTGTTTTTTGTTCAGCTCACTCAACTGCTCCGATGCATAAGCTCTCGCGTCGAGCGAATTCATACCCTTATCCTCCGCCAGTCCGGCGAGCTCTCGCAGAAACGCCTGCTCGTTTTGCAGGAGCGCCTCGCGCTTGAGTCCCTCTGAGACGTCGTACTCGCCGCGCAACTCGGTCAGGATTTTCATGGTCTCGATATCCTGCAGCTGAAGCGCGCGAACCTCGCCCATCGCCTGAATGTAGTGGCTGCTGATGTCGAGTGTCGAACCCTGTCGCTTCTTCAGGTATCCGCGGTTCTCCGGCGCGTACAGTCCCGCCTTGCTCCCTCCGGCGGCGGCGTTCGCGTACTCCAGTACGACGTGCCGGAAGTAGTGTGGATTCTTAAACCGCTCCGCGAGCGTGTGCCAGCCCAGTTTGTCGGCTTCGGCCACCATCTTCTCGTTGATCTCTTTGATCAGGGACTCTTCCCAGCGGATGGCCTCGCCTATCACGCCGTGCTTCGCTGCTTCATCCGAAACACGCTCGTACTCCCGCTCAAGCTGCTTGTCCGTGAAACCGTAGGGCAGCGCCGAGCCGGGCGTCTGCTCCTTCTGCCAGAGCAGGTCGTCCAAGATTCGCTTGCGCGTGAAGAGGTCGAACTGCTCCGGGCTCATGCTCTTCACAGTGTTGCGCAGCGTCGTTATCGACTTGCCCACGGCTGCCTGTTTCTTGCGGTTCAGCCGACGCAACGCCTCTCTCGCAAAGATGAACTTATTCTCCCGCAGCGCGGGAAAGTCGCTCGTAAGCCCGCGCACGAACTCCTTCGAGGCGTCTGCGAGGCGTGAAATGCTGCCCGCGCGCTTCACGCCCTTGCGCGCGGCGGTGTAGCGTTTTTCCGTCTCCTCGCTCTCGAACGAGAAGCTCTCCTGTTTTTCCGAACGACTGACTTGGTCGTTGCGCTCGCTGCCACTGTAATCCTTAACGGTGAGCCCGGCGTAGTCGTTCAGGTCGAAGTCCTCTTTGCCCTCGTTCACACCCGCAGCCGCGGATGACAACAAATCACCCTTGCGTATTTCGACGGCAGGGGCGTCTTTCAGCACGGCGTCAAGCGTCCTCTCGTCGCCGATCGGGATGAACCACCGCTCTTTGTAGCCGATTAACTCCGAAATCAGCCCCATATTCTTCAGTCGCGGGCGGAAGGTGAAGTCCGGCCCGATCAGCTCGACGCGCTTTTCTCCGTTCACGCGCGATTCCTTGATCTTCCAGCCGTTTGCCAGTTCCGCAACCGCGCCGGGCTGAGATATCCCTTCAAGCACGTCCTTCGCGGTGATCACCCTGCCGTTTTGGTACTCGGCCCCGAGCGCGCGCAGCGTGTGCATCAGGCTCTCCGAGGGAATCACTCGCCCGAGGAAGGTCTGTCCGTCCTTCGTCGTCACGCGGACGATTCGCGGGTTGCCCTCTAAGCGGTCCCAGATCGGCAGGATAGCGCCCGTAATCAAGTGCCTCCGTTCCTTTCGGAACGAGGGGAACTCCTCCTCGGCTTCTTTCCAGAGCCGCGCGGCCTCTTCCGCTGAAAGGGGAGTGTAATACCTCTCGTTTCGCAGCAAGGACTCCGAGAGTTTGTTCTTGAACGACGGGTCTACGCCGGAAATCTTGTACTGTGCCTCGATCTCGCCCGTCTTTGGGTTCGTCTCGCTCGCCTTCGATTTCCGCGCCGCAAGCAACCTTCCGGTCTTCTTCGAGACGAAGAACTCGCAGTCCTTCACTGTCTCCGGCTTGACCGGGGACTGGCGGTGCGATGTCTCGAGCTCCAGATACCTGGTCTCGATGCCACGCTCCTCATCCTGATAGACGACGGTCTCCTGCAATATCTCGATGCCGTCCGCGCGGAGCGTCTCGGTTCCCACGTCGAGCTCTCCGCGCGAGGCGGCGAGTTCGAGCTCGCGGTCAAGAAATTCCTCGAACAGCTCAAAGACTTCGCGCTGCGCTTCCGCCTGTAGAGAGAGCAAACGGTTTAAGAACTGCTGCACCTTCGGAGCCGACTTCGCGTCTATCCCTCCGCTCTCGTTCAGGATGCGCGTAAAACCGAGCTTATTCAGCAAATCTCCCGAGTCCAAACTGCCCGCGCCGAAACGCGTGATGTGGTCGAAGAGCTTCGCGACCGCCGCTTGGGCGTGGCGGCTCTCGAGGTTGTCGCGCTCGGAGAACAGTCCCTGCGCCGCCGCCTTTCGCTCCCCGGTGGTGAGCGCCCCGAGCTGCTCTAGTCGCCGCGCGATAGTCGAGACAAAGCGCTTCTGCCCCGGCAAGTCCGTCGTGACAAGCACATACTCCGGCTTGTGCGCCTCGTTCGAGCGGTGCGTCCTGCCCAAGCCCTGAATCGCCGCGTCCGCCTTCCAGCCCGCCTGCAATAGATAATGACGCCGCTTCTGCCTGTTCTTAGCGGCGTTTGACGCGTGATAACTCGCGCCCGTCCCGCCCGCCTCCGAGAAGACGAGGACGCGCTTGCGCCCATCTTGGAAGGCGAGCTTGTCCGCCTCGCGCGCCGCGGTGGCTCGCTTCTCTCTCACCCTCTTGCCGCCCGCCTTGACGACTCGTTCCGTCCGCCCCGTGATCTCCGCCACGTTGTCGGCCCCGAAGGCATTAATGATCATGTCGAGCGGCGAGTCCGGGAAAGAGATCGACTGTACGTCCGCAATCAGCCCGTCCCGTATCGCCACGGCCTCGCGGTTTAACACGGAATTACCGCGAGAATCAAAGACCGGTGCCAAATACGTGTTCCCGTTCTCGTCCTTGACCTCCTGTTTCTGCTGGACGGGGAAGCTATTCTTCAGGAAGTTAACCAGCGTGTCGCGAGGCGTCACGTCGAGGTCTTCAAGCGTGTCCCCCTCTTCGAGGCGGTCTAAGGCGCGCTTTTGGTCAGCCTCGTTCGTGTTGGTGATCTGAATGACCACCGACTTCCCCTCCGCCAGATCTTTTTCTGCGGCAACGATCAGCGACGGCGTCTGCAGAGCCGTGATGATCTGGTTAAAGCACCGTTGATGACTGTTCCAAAACTGCGCCATCGCAGCACCGCGCGTGTTTTTGCTCTTCTTCGCTTCTTCCCCGCAGGTCAGCTTAATTGCCTCGCTGATGTTCGCCATCACCGTCTGCCACGCCTCGGCGATGCGGTCGAATACGGCGGTCTGGTGCTCGGTCAGCCTGTGTTCGAGCCGTTCGAAGGTCACGTTCTCCGGGCCGCCGTTCGGGCCCGCTCGGTATGAGATAGAGCGCGCGATATAGAGCCCCATCGCCTTCATATCACGAGCTACGAGTTCCATCGCCGCCGTGCCGCCCTTCTCGATCTCCGAGATAAACGCCTGCTTCGACGGGAAGGGCGTACCCTCACCCCACAGCCCCAACCGGTCAAGCATGGCGAGATTGCGAACCTCCGTCGCGCCGGTCGCGGACACGTACAGCACACGCGCCTTCGGAAACTCTTTAAGCAGCTCCTGAATGGCCATCGCCTGCTGCGACGCTTTTTTCACGCCGCGCTCGCCCTGCGCGTCCATCGCGTTGTTGGCGTTGTGGCACTCGTCGAGCACGATAACGCCGTCGTAGTCCTTCCCCAGCCAATCCCCCAGTTGTGTCCGGCGCTCGGAGCTCCGCAGCGTCGTATACGCGGTGAACGAGGGGCCCGTCTTCTTCTGGCTGAAAATTTTTACCGCGCCCTCGGGGTCGTTGCCAATGTCCTCCCAATCCCGCTCCGCGTCCTTCTTGAGGCCTTCGTTCATGGACACCCAGACGGCTTTGCCGTTCCCTCGCCCCTGCGCGAGCTGGTCGGTGATTATGCCTGATATCGTGCGTCCTTTGCCGACGCCGGTGCCGTCACCGATGAAGAATCCTCGCGTCGAGCCGTCGGGCAGCGTGACCGTAAACGACTGCCCCGCGTAGACAACCGCCTCGAGCTGCGCGACGGAGAGCGCGCCGGAGGTGATCATCTTCTTGGGCAGCTTGGGTTTATACCACGGGTCGGGCGGGTCTACGGCGGCCATCGCCGCGCTCTGCACGAGATCAGCCGTGTGCGGCTTCGCTCCCTCGATCTTGAGCTTTGCGGGCGCGTATTCGTCGTAGACGGAGTCATCGTCCTCGGGCGTAAGCTTCTCGGCGCGCTCGGCTGCGCGTTCCTCGTCCGACTTCTGACGCACATCGACCTCGGAATCCGTTTTCTCCCTCGCTGCCGGCCCAGGCCTGCTTTCGTGTTTTCTCTTATTGTCAAGCTTTGTCTCTGGTGTTATACTCTTTTTAGTTAAATCACTATTCCCGTAGCGCAAATCGGCGCTTCCTTCCGGACCCGGTGTGGAGGCGTTCGACGCAAGCGGGGTCTGCGCCGGAGCAGATGCTTGAGATGTGCTCTCAAGAGATAGTGATTTTTCTTTTTGGTTTTCGATATACTGCCGCGGAACCGGGAATGAGGTTGTAAGAGAATAAAAGCCTCCCTCTTCGTTCCATTTGATTACTGCACTTGGACTATACTTCCCATACTTTCTTTCTTCTACGATGAACTCTTTCCCATCTCCTACAGGAATAAGAATATTAGCGTGCTGGAACGTGTGATTGATGTGCTCTTCCGTGTTTTCAAACCCAAGTTTCTTTTTTATATCAACTTCATGTTTTTTTGCGTGGTTAAGACCCCAAAATTCATTCCCGACCTGTACGCGAAGTTCACCCGTTGGGATGTTCTTGTTTCCACCCGTGAGCGCTTCGGTTATCTCTCCCCATTTGCGCGAGCCGTTTTTCAGAACAAAATCCTCCGGCGCGGCTTCTTGCAGGCTCTTCCCGGACTCGGTAGCGTATATCGGTTTTGATTCACCCGCGGCCTTAGTCCGCTTTTCCTGCTCTATTTCATTCTCAAGCGCCGTTATCTTACCTAATTCGCGCGCGTTGAAGACGGGGACTCGGCCATTCCTAAGTTCTTCTTGCTCATAGGCGCGCTGCTTCTCCTTCAGATGCGCCAGCAAGCTTTCTTTCGAGGCGGAGTCCTTCGCAACCTGTTCCAAATCCCCGAGCGCGTCTTTTATGGACTCGTACTTACCAGTCACAGTGGAACCCTCGGGCGTGGGGCCGTTCTTGTCGATCACGGCGATGACTTGCCCGAACGATGTTCCGTACTTGTAATAATCTTTGCCGCCCAGCTCGACGTTCGCCCGCACGTTGTACTCAGCCTTGATCTTATTCCACCACGCCTTGAAAGCGGGCGCGTCGGCGGCCATGCCCTTGCCCAAGATCATTACCGCCCGTCCCCCGGGTTCCAAGCGCTTCAACGCCTGTTCGACGTGCAGCGTCGCGTTCTTCGTATTCCGCTGCCCCTCTTTGCGCCCGGCAGTTGCCGAGAACGGCGGGTTCATGATGATCTTGTTCGGTTTCACGTTGGCGGGGAGGATATTGTGAAGCTGCTCGGCGTTTTCCGTGTGTACCTCGTCGAATCCCATCTCGCGCAAGACCTTCGCGCGGCGTTCCGACAGCTCGTTCACAATCACCTTCGCACCCGCGTTTTTCGCGAACACGGCGAGCCCGCCGATACCCGCGGAGGGTTCGAGCACCATGTCGCCCTCCTGCGCGTTCAAAAGCCAGCCCGCCGCGTAGGCGAGGTTCGGCGGGGTGGAGAACTGTTGAAACTCGTTCTGCTCCGCCGTGCGGTTTGTCTGTGTCGGGAGCTTCGAAAGTATTGCCGCCTCGATTCGCTCGATTGCTTGGCGCGCTTCATTCGCGGTCTTCGCACCGGAGGGATTGATCTTCGTGTCGCGGAGGTGGAGGTTTACGCCCAGCTCCATCGCGTCATAAGCGTCCTTGACGGCATACTTCCCCTCGCCCTGCGTGCCTCCGTAAGCCTCGTCGGTGATGTCCGAGAGCGCGCGGTTGTTCGCGATTGCCTCGCCCCTGTTAAGCCGTTCGGCTACCGCCTCCGCCGCTGCGCGGTGCGGCGGCTTTTCGTCATTGACAGGCGCGCCGGGAGGCGATACCCTCTCCCGAGAGGCCTTAAAGACCTCCTGCGTCTGACTAGGGGCGTGGCGTTGCTTTTCCACAGAGGAAGTCACCGGGTTGGCTCGTGCTGTAGCATCGCCTAATCTCCGAAAACCGGCAGGGGGCGTAGTGGCGGCGGTCTGCGAAACGGAACCGGGCTGAATCGCAGAGCCTACGGGCAAGCCGCCGTCATTATTTACCGCGGCCTCCGACGCCAACGCCGCCTGAATCTCCGCCGCTTTCTTGACACCTACATTAGTCGGTGCTATATTCCTCTCACCGGGTCTGTGGAGGAGGGCACTCTCTGATGAAGCAGATTGGTCGGCCGGTCCGCGCCAGTGCCGGGTCCGCAGATCCCTTTCTTTGGTCACTCCATCCATGAAAAGAATCTCTCCGGCTTTCGCAATTTGGCTTTTTACGTAGTTACTTGCTTTTGCGGAAGAAGTTCCGGTATCCTTGGAGATAATCGACGTCACCGCCCGTGCTCGTCCGTCTGAATCGACCTGAACGACGATATGATGCGCCGTTTGTTTGTCGTCTTCGTACAGCGAGACGTAAGCCCTCTTGCCGTTCTGCTGTTCAAACACCGCCACCGGGTTCTGAATCGTGTCCTCTATCAACCACAGAGCTTTTACCCTGCCGGAGTTAGGAGTTTCCCCGCCCGCACCGCATATCAGATGATTCGTGTACGAATCCCAATCCTCGTTCTTCCCCGGGGCAAAGTAAATTTCTTCTCCGGTGACTCCCTGAAAAGTCTGCCCGGCGAGTTCGCCCACGCGAGCCTTGGCAATAGAACGGCAACGCGGTTGTTATAGACGCCTTCGCCCGCGCCGATCAGCGCGGAGGAGAGAAACGCGGGGAGGCCTTCGCGCTTCATCGTCTCGGGCACATCTCGCACCATCGCCGGTATTGCCCTGTATATGTCCTCCCACGTGAGCGGCGTACCGTGACAGGGTTCGTGTCTGTCTTTATCTCCGGCAGCCCGGTCTTCTCACAAAAGCATCACCCCCTGTCTTCGCGAGCGAAGCGTGGCGACCCAGGATAACAACGATGAAAAAATATAAACCCCGCGACTCGCGGCGAAGAGAGTATGCCGACAGATAATTTCGTAAGACCGGGAGTGGTGCGGGGATATTTTCTTCGTCTCGAGCCACGTGGTTTGGAGGTGTTCATCTTTGTCACCCCTGGATTGCTTCGCTTCGCTCGCAAAGACAAATTGCACCTGTCGCAGTTGAATCTGCATATGCTCCATCGTTAATCCCTCACAGCCTCCAAACAAAAACGCCCCGCCGATTAAGGCGAGGCATGTGATAAGTATTTCTTTGTTATGTTACTTAGTTCTGTTACTTAATATTCCCCCTGTGTTCTAAATACGCTATCACGTCCTCCCGCGAAAATCCCGTTTTCTTCATTGTTATGGCAATTTTCGCCTCCGTCGCCGGAGAATACCACATCGGCAAGTTCTCTCCTTCCGGGGCGTCTATCCCCGAGTGTATTGTTCTGCCATCCGGGAAGACATAGACTATCTTCCCGTTCTCATCCACCCGCATTGTGCTCTCTGGAGGCCGCGCGTTCTCCTGAGCGCGCTCCGTTCTACCCGCGGGCGCAGGTTTTTCCGGAGCTGCGGATGCCGGGTTTGGCGCACCGGTCGTTCTTGTCGATCTTATGGGCGCATGTCGCTGCGCCGGGTTAATCCCAATCACGTGCTCCTGCATGTCCATCTTGCCCGTGCCGGGATCAAAGCTCCCTGCGCGTATGCGGTCACCCAAGTCCTCACTCTTGTACTGCCTGTTAGGGTTCAGGTTATTGACTAAGCCGGTCAGGTTCAAACCCGGAAACGCCGCCTGAATAGCCGCGAGATTTGGCAGTGCGCGGCTTGGGTCACCGCGCATGTCTATCGGCCCTATCTGTTCGCCTGGAGCAATCCCAAAACGCGCTAATATTTCATCGCGATCAGCGCTCTTCCGCGCGCTCTCGGCTGCCGCCGATTTCTGTGCGTAATCGAAATCCTGTATGCGTTTGTTCTTCTCAAACCCCTGTCCGGCCATCCCGCCCAAGAGCTGTGTCACGACGGGGCCGACGTAATCCAGCCAGCTTCTGCCCCGGTCAAAGTAGACAGCCATCTATCGCGCCCCCCAATACCTCTTGAAATGATTTATCTCGCCCGTAACGGGGTCGCTGTTCCACGCCGGATAGCCGCTTCCTCTGCCCTCGTGCGCGGAGCGGAGCGCCGACCACAACGATTCCCGATTCGACATACGCGTGTCAAACTTGTCCATGTTTCGATGGAGGCCGTTGTTTATCACGCCCGAAGCCGCGTTCCCAACTGCCCCTCCGACGTTGCCGTTTGCAAGCGAGCTCGCCGCGCCTATCCACGGCGCGTATGCCTGCATACCGGGGACGAACATCGACGCCGCGCCCAGGGCCTGCCCCAGCGAGCCAAGCAAGCCACCGCCGCCGTTTACATAATGGACAGCCATTTATCATCCCTCACTTTCCGCTCTTCACGATGGTGTCTTGTTTGTTGCTGTTCCAGTGGTCTTGCAGCATCGTCTGCAAGAAGTCATACGCCGGCATCACCGGAGCCGCCGCGTTCGTATAATATTTCGGAATCTGCTCCATCAGCTGCTGCCGCTCGGTCAGGTTCAGCTTCAGCGCGTCGCCGTAGCCTCCCGCTAGCCCCAGCAGCTCGCTCACCCGCGACGAGCCCGAGTTGCTCAGGCTGCTACCCAGCGCCGCCGCGTTCTTCATCGCGTCCGCTTGCGTGTTGTAGATGTCGAGGTTGGTGTCCGCGAACGTCTTGCCCGCCGACGCGCCAGTGCCCGCGCTCTGGTTGTAGCCGTTTACGAGCGTCGTCAGCGCGTTTAGGTAGTTCTCGCTCATGCCGTTTGCGACGGCCTTTGACATATCTGCCACGCCGCGGTTCGTGACGCTGCTGTTTAAGACGCCGCGCGAGGCCAAGTCCGCGAGGTTCTTCCCGACGCTGCCGTTTACGGAGTTCGTCATCGCGGCCTCCATCGCATCTAAGATCGGGCGGGGTACCTGCCCGCTCTCCAGCAGGTTCTGCGAGCCAGTCAGCATACCGCGCGTATAGTCGTCGTACCACTCGTTTGCCTTGCTCGTGTAGTTGAGCTGGTTTGTCATCTGCGGCAGTATGCCCTGCGCGGTTTCATACGCGCCCTTCGCCTGTTCGTTCCACCAGTCGCCCTCCGTCCCCGCCTTCGCGAGCGCGTCATTGATCTGGCTCGTGTACCCGGAGGTCACCCCGGCGAGGTCGTCGTACCGCGTGTTCGCGGCGTAGTGTTTCGTGAGTGCGTCATTGAACAGCTGCCCCATGGCTGTGTCGTTGTCATACGGCTGAGGAACGCCGTTCGCAGTGTTGCCAACCAATGAATTTGCCGCGTTTGCCGCCGTCGTGCCCGCATTCGTGGCAGTGTTCGTGCCGTCCTTTCCGGCGCTGACGGTCGCGGGCGCGCTTGTGTTCGCCGCCTGCGTTCCGGGTACACCGCTGAGCGATTGCGTATATCCGCTGATGAGCGGGTTCATCATGCCGTAGAACTGTGATTCCAGCGCCTTTAGCTCGTTACTCTTCGGGCCCGTCGCGTTAACGGTCTTCGACGAACCCCCCTTCGCCATCGCCGCCTTCGGGCGAATCAGCAAGAGCAGCAGGATAACCAGCGATATCCCCACCGGCGTAAGGCTCATGTTTTCTTCCCTCCTTCGTGTCGTTCAGTGTGATGAAGATAAACCAGAGCGTGGTATTTTTTCCGGTCATGAAGTCATACGTATGTTCCATCTTCTTCAGCGTCCCGCCTAAGATACGCATGTACGCGCGTGGGTTGCGCTTCGTGCAGCAGAGCACGCCCTTAACACCCAGGCAAGCGCTCTCCTGAACCATCTTGTAAATCAGCGCCCGCCAGTGCCGCCCGTCTCCGCACATCTTGGGAATCAGGATCGTCTTGCTCGGCGCGTCGAACGCGTAGGTAAAAAATCCGTGCATGGGGTCGTACACGACCCTCTCGCCCGGAGTCAAGACATACTCTGTATCGCTGTCCCGCTCCTCGTACACCCGAACCCACTCTTCAAACGTCTTCGGCCCTTTCATGCTCGTCTTGCTCGCCCTGTGTCCAACCAACAGCCTCCACCTCCTCGCGCGTCTTTGCCTATAATTTCATGATAAACGCCAGCGAAAAAAACGCCGGGCGATTATCAATAGGCGATCCAGAGCCAGTATTGCTAACCGTTATTGTGGGAGTCGCATCGTCTGCGGAAACCGATAAGGTGTGTTCGTGTGCTCCGGAAGAACCTGTCGTGTTGGAATAGACAAATGTGCCACACGCGACATGTCCCCAGCGTGGATCTGAACCAACACCTTTGGTAGATCCATCAATAGACGTAGGGAACTTGTAGTTAGGACCACTCGCTGAATAATGCGAGTGCGCCCCCGCACTTTCCACCTCACACGAGATCATGTGGGTATGCGCGGCTTGCGCAGCGGTGTGCGAGTGTTTGGGCAGGTTCTCGATATCCAACGAAAAAACATGCGAACCGCCCACTTCGCCGGGGTCGGTATCAGCAGAGGCAATGCCCGAAATAAAACGATCTATGAGGTTCGGCGTTCCGTTAGTCCCATCACAGAGCGCCCAGCCGGTCGGGATTGTGCTTATTGCGCCTGCCCACATGATAATCGCGCCGCGAGGAACAACCCATTTCGCGGTTTCCTCAAACGCCGCTTCTACTCCCAACCGGCTTGCCTTCGCCTGTATCGCCTCTTCAAGGCCCTCGAGCGTCTTGCTCAACACAGCGTTGGCTTCAATGCTGCCGATGATGTTGCCCCAGTCAACCCACGCTTCTTCGGTGCCGGTGCCGCGCAGGTACGGCAACTCTCGCCACGCCCGCTCTCCATCACCGAATTTCGCTCGGAACGTGTCGGCCTCCACGCCCAGTTCACCTCGTGCCAGTACGGGATTGACTTCTTCCCACGCGGAGGCGGTGTCATGCCGCAGTTGTATTTGCATATGCTCCATGATTAACCACTCACAGCCTCCAAACAAAAACGCCCCGCCGATTAAGGCGAGGCGCAATGTTAAATTTTTTGTTCAATCAAATTTCAACGACGACTTCGGTGAACAGCTTGCCTTCAACTCCAAGCCCCTCCTGAAACAGCTCGGCGTCCTGCTCATTTTGCGCCTCTTTTTCGAGTGCATCCCTTACCAGCTCCAAAACATGCTCTTGCGCTTCTTCGAGCGTATCCCCTTCGGAAAAACAGCTATCAAGCTCCGGGCAAACAACCGTATAGCCATTCGGTTTCTGCGGATAAAAAACCAGCGAAATCCTGAATTTTTTCTTTTCCATTTCGGCTCCTTTCCGCGGCGAAGGTATCAGCCCCTCCAATTCATCACGTCTTCTGTGCTGAATCCCGCTTTCGCTAATATCTTTTTTGCCGTTCCTTTTTTCATATCGCCTTTGTGTGCCGGAACAGGGATGGAGAGCGCCCCTTTCACCACATGAATTTGGTGCCTGCCTCCGCTTTTCACAACAAAACCGTGCTGTCTGAGAAATTGTATCAATTCCTCCGCCGTTATTGTAAACCCTACTCAGCGAGCCCTCCCTGCCATTTTGTTCCGACTTAAGCGAATCATATAAAACACTTGACCATTTGTCCAGCACTACACCCAGACGACAGCCTCCAACTCCTCACGCGTCTTTGCCGCGTCCACCATGCCTGCGAGCGCTTCTTCTTTGACGTACAGCGCCGCTATATGCTGTTGCACTGCGGCTGCCAGCCCCAGCATTACCTCCGCAGAACCGATAGCCAGCCATCCGGACACACCCTTCCAGACCGGTGGGAATGCGCCAGTAGCCTGATACGCGACGACTGCGGCGGTGTATTTGGCTTGGCTGTCGCGGTCGGTATGCATACGCACGCCGAGGTAGTCCACGCCGCCGACTTCCTCTTCGTAGCGGGCGGCGGCGATGAGGTTTTTTCGGTGGCTTTTCCACTCGTCCAGCGTGGGCGCGTCCACCCAACACTCTCCGGCCCAGCGCGGCTTGATGAAGTCTGTCGGCGGGAAAGTTTCGACGAGCGATTCCCCGTCCTTCAACGCGTACTCTTGTTCGTCCTCATCAAGAAGGGTTTTGACATCATATGCGTCAAGGCTGTACTTGACGTTAACAACGTCAACAGGGAAGCCAGCCTCATCTATCCGGCAAAGATGTTTGTTCATATACAGCATGTTTCATCCTCCTTTAAAAAGCCCAAATAATATAATTTACCGCCACATTGCGCGGGCGAGTTTCGGCAGCAACACGCTGTGTTCCATATTGATATTCATTAGCCTCTTGCGCTATTAAGTTAGAATTCTTCACAATACTGGTATAAGAAGTCCCACCACCATAACGGTTTCCTGCCGCATTAGTAGATACCCCTACATGGACTTGTACAGCATGTCCATGTCCCTGAAACGCGTCGCCCTGCACGCTGCCCAGTGTGCGCTTGCTGTCCACGTTCCGCCCGTTGTCCAAACCGCGCAAAAATTCCCCTCGCAAATCCGGCAAATTGAACGTGGACGTGCCGACGTACCCGTAAGTTGTACCGATTACTGCGAATAATGCAGCGTATGCTGTTCTACTAAGGGACGCGCCGTTACAGAGTAACGCACCTGTCGGAATTGTGGACACTGGTCCCGCCCACGCCCAAATGCTGCCAATAAACATTGAACGAACCATTGTTTCGGCGGTATTCGCTTTCTTCGCGAGCGCAGCGTCTACAGCCGCCGCGTCAGCTTTCCCGGCTAGCGCGTCATCTACCCCCGCCGCGTCCGGTTTCAGCGCGAGAGCCGCCTTGATATCCGCCAGCGCCGCGTCCACGTCAGCGCTGTCGGCTTTCGTCGCGAGAGCCGCCGCGGTTTCCTCAAACGCCGCTTCTACTCCCAACCTGCTTGCTTTCGCCTCTATCGCCTCTTCAAGGCCCGCGAGCGTGTCTCTCAACACGGCGTTGGCTTCAATGCTGCCGATGACGTTGCCCCAGTCAACCCACGCTTCTTCGGTGCCGGTGCCACGGAGGTACGGCAGTTCTCGCCACGCCCGCTCTCCATCGCCGAATTTCGCTCGGAACGTGTCGGCCTCCACGCCCAGTTCGCCTCGTGCCAGTACGGGATTGACTTCTTCCCACGCGGAGGCAGTGTCATGCCGCAGTTGAATCTGCATATGCTCCATCGTTAACTCCTCACAGTTTCATAATCATGGCGAGCGCGAAGAAACCCGGGCGGTTGTCGAACGACGCGCCGTTGCCGGTGCTCGAGATCGAGACTGCCTGCGTGGATACGCTCAGTGGCGCGTCCGCCTTCGGCTCGTACCCGCCGCCGCCGTCTTCTTCGCCTTCACCGGCCCCGGCGTGGACGTGACATGTGACCTCCGCCGCGTGGGTGTGCGCGGGGATGTGGGCCTCGCTCAGGCGCTGGCTGTGCGTTCCGCCCGTCGCGCCCGGGTTTTTCTCCGCCGATTCGACGCAGACGATGAAGCGGTCGAGCAGGTTCGGCGTGCCCTTCTGCCCGTCGCAGAGCGCCCAGCCATCGGGGATGTCGGCGATCGCGCCCGACCACATGACGATCACGCCGCGGGGGATGTCCGCGCCCACGCCTCCGGAGAGCGCCGCGGCTGGCAGATATTCGACAGGGATCTTCCTGTCCTTGCCAATCGGCGGATAACCGCCGGGGACGCCCTTGTTCGAGGTGCGCTCGATAACCGTCGGCAGGTTGACCTCAAGCAGCTTCGCGTCGTTCCCCAAAGCGGCGTACCCGCCCGGCATACCCCTGTTCTCCGTCCGCTCTACGCCGTCCTGAAGATACGCGCTCGGGAGCAGGCCGTCGTCGCCGAGGGGCGCGTAGCCGCGGGGAACGCCCCTGTTCGCCGCGCGCTCGATCGTCGCGGGCAGGTGCGCGTCCGGCACGCAGGCGTCTTCATCAAGAGGCGTGTAGCCGTCCGCCTTTCCGCGTTCGACGCGCGTCTGGTGGTTGTTCAGCGCGTTCAACAAGACCTCATTCGAGCCGATCTCGCCGACCACGTCGCCCCAGTCCACGTTGTCGGGGAAGCCGACGCCCCCGGTCAGGTAGGGCAGCTCGTTCCACGAGCGAATACCGTCGCCCGCCTTCATCCGGCAGGCGTCGCTCTCCAGCCCCAGCTCACCGTCCGCCAAGACCGGGTTCGCCTCTTCCCACGCGCCCGCCGGGTCGCGCCGTATCTGTATCCGCGTGTATCCCATTACGCCGCCCCTCCCGAGACGAAGACCGCGTACCGCGAGTCCGCGCGGCCACCGTCGAGGATATTTATATGAAAATCTTTGCCCGCCGACGCCATCAACCGCCAATACCGCCCGTCCGCAGGAGGCGCGACTCCGTCGTTCTCCAGCAGTACATACGACGAACCGTTATACTCGACCACGTCGTACACCTCGTACCCGCCTCCGGGCTGCCACCCGCCCTTGAAGACGGGAGTCTTCGCGTCCGGCGGGTTTAAAATCGCGTCCTCGATCATCGCCTGCAGTTTCTTTAAGCCCGTCACGGTCGCGAAGTACGAGGGGAGGTACCCGCCCAGCTTCTCGCTGTTCCCGCTGTTGCGCGCGTTCGTCGCGCTCTCGCAGTTCGTCGCGCTCTGCACCCGAATCACACACGCCCAGCCGGTGTTCTCGAAGTACGCCTTCAACTCCATCGTGGACGGGTCAAGCCAGACGTCGTAATCCTCCGCGTCCGCGGGAGGCTCGACCGACACCGAGAATTTCCGCAGATCGTTGATATGCCCGTACAGCTTCGCGATTTCTTTGATGTGCTTGCCGATCGCCTGACTGGTAAAGTCTCCGTTAGACGTAAAATTAATCGGATATCCCGGCTGCCACATGCTCACACCTCCGTAACCTCAAGCCCCAACATGGACAGATTGAACCGTCCGTTCATCACCCGTATCTCCGGCGTCACGCTCCAACGCCTCATGACGCACCGCCTGCGCACCACCCCCGCCGTCAGGTTTGTAGCGTGCGCGACGAGATAGTCCGGGTCGTGATACGCGATATCGCTGTCGTAATAAGCCACGTCCTCCCCGCCAACCTGCCCGCCGCACGGCAGCGGAAGGCAAAAACGGTCCGCCAGCATATGCGCTTCCGCGTCCGGCGTTGACTGATAGTGAACCGTAACACCCTTGAGCAGCGTCTGATTGCGCCCCGTGACTGTCTTTAGCTTCAGGCTCGCCTCCAGAGGAAGCCCCGCGTCGTCCGGCGCGGCCTCGGAGAGCATATAGAGCGTGTTGCCCATCGCGACGTACACACTCCCGTGCGCTGGAGCGGCAGCGGTCACAGGCTGCGGGAATCGCAGCGTCGTCCACGCGCCGCCTCCGACGTTATAGTGATAGCACCATACGTTTTCACACGCGCCGCCCGCGCCCCCTGACAGCCAGACCTGATTGCGAATCGGCATGTGCCAGAGGCGGCAGGCCTCCGACAGCTCGCGCGACAGAGCCGAGTTGATCTTCTTCCCGGCCCAGCCGAGCTTGAAGTCTCCGTACTCGGTGGCCGTCGCCACATTCGCGAGGCCTTCGCGCGTCAGGAAGAGCACGTCCCCGCCGACGTTCAACACCGAACGCCGGTTCCACGCGCTCGCTCCGCGCGAGAAGGGAATGATAGACCAGTTCGGATAGTCGCCCTGCAAGCGGTATATCCGCCCGTGCTCCGGCTGTCCGTCGGGTGCCTTGAAGATGATCAGCTCGCCCGCGAGCGCGGCAATCGCCCGCGTGGAACACCCGTCCTTATAGCCGACGCTGACACTGACGGAGTCCCCGTCCGTGTCCTCCGTCCACCGGAATGGGTCGCCCACGCCGGAGTAACGAATCGTGTCGCTTCCGGATTCCGCGACGATCACGCGCCCGGAGCGCGCGAAGACCACCTCGGCGGCCTCCGGCGCGCCTTCCGTGCCGATCACCTGTATCTCGTCTCCGCAGTACAGATATAACCGCTTGCCGAAGGCAAGAAGAAGCGAGTTCCGTTTCTCTCCGTCGCCCCACTGCTCATACGACGCCGGGCCACTTCCCTCTACCTCGCCGATGTGCGTCACCTCGCCGTCCAGGACTCGATAGATAAGGTCGCCGGAGCGCACCAGCACGACGCCCATCTCCGGAGAGGGGATAATATCCGAGACCCTCCAAGGGAATTCATGCACCGGAGCAAGCCCCAGACGCGTGCAGAGCAACCCCGTGCTGGCCTCAAACTCGAAGTTCACGGCTTCCTGCAGCTCGTTATCATCGATTGAGTCCGGCGGACGCGACAGATTCAGCCCGCCCGTGAAATCCGAGCGCGTTACAATCTCCGCGCCGGAGTGCTTCGTCGCCAACCTCGGCATATTAACGCCCCCCACGCGTCATGCTGATCGCCTTGTTCAGCTCGCCGATCAACGCCATATCCTGTGACACGTCAAACTCGTTCTTGTTCTGCGCGAAGACGACAGCGAGGTTCGCCATCAACAGAGCCTGCTCGCGCGTGTAGGGCAGCTCGTCGCAGCCGCGGAACGCCGAAGGGTAGGGCAGGCGAGCCCAGTACGCCGCCTCGAAAACCGCGCCGCCGTAACCCTCGCACTCCCACCCGAGCACCCGCACCGGCACACGCCCGACGAACGCGGCAAAACCTTCCGGCAGCTTCGTAAGCCCATCGACCACGAGCGTTTTCATCATCACCGGGTCTTTATCCGCGATCAGCTTCTCCGATAAATAATCCGACGCGCGGTCGGCGAAGGCGATCAGCTCCGAGTCGTTCTGCCAGCCGACCGCCTGCTCGTCGGAGAGGTGCTGGCGCATGAGGAAGATCATCTCGTCGCGCGTCATGAGAACGGCCTCAGGTCCGGGATACGCGCGTACTCGCGCTTCTGCGACACCCGTTCAGCCGCGCTCATCGCGGTCCGAGCCGCGGCGTCCACGTCCCCCGATACGACCGCGGCGGCAATTTCGACGGCCTCGATCACAAGCGCAGCCGGAATGCAGACGGATTCACCCTCGCCCTTCGCTTCCTTCGGCACGGCGTTATAGACCAGCTCGACGCTAAGCGCGTCGCTCACTGCCTGGCTCCCCACTATCCTCGCCCCTTCGCTTATCTCGACCAGAGTGTAATAGTCGTCCGGCAGGAGCGCCGCGCCGTGCTTCATTGTCAACAGGGCGCGCTTGCGGGGTATCGTCGAGTGCCGTTCCGCGAGCGCCATCCAGAGCATCATCCTCGCGTCGTTCAGCGCGGCAAGCAGTTCATAGTCCGAGAACTTCACCGCCTGCATATCGCCCGTCCGCAGCCGAAGCCTCATTATCAGTTTGCCGGCGGGAATCCGCACGCCTAAACCCCTCCTTCCGAGCAGCGCCACGCCGGGAAGCGCGCCAGCAGGCGATTCAACACCCGCCTGTCCGACCGCCCGGAGGCCTCAAAGTCGAGCGCGTCCCTGTCCATGTTCATCAGGAGCGCGTTGTACTCGTCGGCGTCGATGCTCGCGAGCTTGCGCATAGTCCGCCCATGCGTGAACCCTTTGCCGACCGCGCGGCGCTCCGCCGCGTTGCACTCGTCTGTCGCGCCGGAATCGACGAGGACCCGCATCTCCGCGAGCCCCCGCCGCTCGTCATACTCTATCGCCTCCCGGCGCAACGCCCTATACCGTGAGGCCCTTGATCATGCCGCTTGCCTTCTCCGCGCGCGCCTCCAGCGTCAGCTCGCCCACGATGACCTTCTTCTTCGTGTCGCCCGTCTCCGGCAGCGCCTTCGTGTGCATCTTGCGCAGCTCCGCGACCTTCCAGAACTGCGGGTCGACGACATAGACGCTGTCGTCGGGCATCATGCGATGGGGGACAAATGACACGACGCCGAAGTCCGACTCGTACACGCTGATGCTATTCACGAGCTTCTTGCTGTTCTGGTCGAGGTACTTGTCGCCATCACCGCTCCACCCGCTGACCACGCGCTTCTGCTTGCCCGACAGGTAGACCTTCGCCGGGTTGCCGCCCGACTTCCAGCAGCCGTGCAGCACGTCGTTCAGCAAGCTCTCGGTCAAAGGCCCCGTCGCCGCCACGACGTTCGTGGCAATCCAGAACGGCACGCCGCCGAGCTGACGCGCCGTCGTCGCGGAACCGGCGTTTTTCGTCTTCTGAGTGATCAGCGCGAGCTCCACGTCGAGCGCGATCTCGCGCATCGCCTTGCGCATCTGGTACCCAATCTCCGAGGTGATCTTTCCGTGCTTGGCTACGACCTCCTGCGTCGCCGTGACGCCGTAACCGACGCTGAAAATCTGCGTCACGTTGTCGAGCCTCACGCGCACGACAGGGTCTGTCACGGTATAGTCGAAACCCTCTACCTTCTTGTTCGCCTCGGGGTCGCGCAGCGAGTCCTCCAGCCATTCATGCCTTGTCGCCGACGCGCTTCCCTTTGCGCAGGCCGAGTAAAACGGCGTCTCCTTAGGGCTGATGTTCGTGATCAGGTCCGAGATATCCTCCTTGTTGCCCACCGCCACATACGTGTTCTTGCCCATCTCACAAAAACCTCCCTTAACCTATGAATTTGTTGTCGATCAGGAACTTCGCCTGTTCTTCCGGGGTTAACTGCCCAAAGGCCGCCGCGTCCACCATGCCCGCTCCCGCACTCTCCGCTCCGCCTGAGGCCCTCATCACCGGAGGCGGGGGAGGGGCGGTTTTCCCGGCAGCCGGTGCGGCGGGCGCGCTCGCCTCTTTCGACGCCCGGTAGTCCGCCGTGATCTTGTCAAACAGCTTGCGCAGCCTCAGCGTGTCGCCGCTCGCCAGTATCTCGTTCACCGCGCCCGCCTCGCGCACCGTCAAATTCTCGCGCCAGACCGGGAAATACTGCTCTCCGATGACGTTAAACTCCGGCACCTCGCGGAGATATGAGGTATAGACGGCTGTAACATCCGCGGCGCGCCTCTGCTGCGCCTCCTGCGCGCGCATCATCTCCTGCGCTTTGTCGCGTATCTCCTGCATCGCCATAGTCCGTGCCGCCGAGTGGCGAGGGTCGAACTCGTCAAAATCATCAGGATTAATCCCGAGGTATTCCCTCGCCGCCAACTGTTTTGACGCCTCCAGATACTGCTCCCACGAGACGGTCTGCGGCTGCTGCGGCGGCACACCGGCCTGCGCCTGCCGCTCGATCATCTCCCGCTGCACTCGCCTCGCGTCCTCGTTCCGGCGCGCAAGCTCGTCTATCGCCTTGTAATAGTCGATAACCTCCGGCGCGAGCCTCGAGGGGTCAACCTCACCCGCGGCGATCGCGCCCGCGGCCTCCTCCGGCGTGTAGTATGTCTGAGGCTGATGAGGCTCTTCCGCTCCGTCCTCCGCGACATTCGTCGGCTCTTTAGGCGATTCGCCGGGTTCCCCGGGCGTATTTTCTGCGTCGCCCCAAAAGCTATCGGGTATATTCAGATCACCGTTCTCATCCAACGTGATTCCCGATTCACTTGCCCCACCCTCGGCTTCGCCCTCCGGCTTTTTGTCTTCTTCCAACACACACATCACTCCCTGTCGTCTAAGATCATCTTGTCCGCCTGCTTCCCGATCGCCGCGGCCGCGCACAGCTCGCTCGCAAAGCGAACGGCCGCCCTCGCGTCACAGGCGGCCGCAAACGCTTCTTCCGGCGTGGCGGCGGCTTCCATTCGCGCCCATACCGCCTCCTTATGCTCCGCCAGATACCTATCCAACTCCTCCAAGACTACTCGAGCCCGCTCTCCCGAGAGCGACCTGCGGTATAGGCGCTCCCGCTCCCTCTCCTCCACCAAACGGCATTCCTCCCATCATCTGCGGCGTCGGAGTCGCAAGGTACTTGTCCACGTCCTCTATGCCCATGAGCTGGAGAAGCTTACGCCCCGCCATGACGAACTGTTCCGGAGACGCCACGCCGATCTGCAGCGCGAAGGGGAACATCTCGCGGAGGTAGCTCGTCAGCACCTGCACCTTGGCGTCAACCGCGCCCACACCCGACGACGCGTCCACCGAGAGGTCAAAATCCCCCGAGATATCGTCGCCCGAGAACTCAAGCGCCTCATTCTGCAATCTCACAATCTGCGGCTGGTCGAGATACAGCTGATTGAGCCGGATTAAAAATCTAAATAAATCCCGAATCCCCGTCTCCGCGAAGTTGCGCACGATCTCCTCCTGCCGCTGCTGCGAGGCATTCATTATCATGCTGATTCCCGTCGCGGTCTTGTTGAGGCTTGAGGCGTTCAGCCCCTGGTTGTAACGCGTTACTGGCGTCCACTCCTCGAGCTGGGATTTCAAATATTCGAAGAACTGAAAGTTCTGCGGATTTAAGCCCGGATGCGGCAGCGGCAGAAAGGCGTTCTGCGGGCTGCCCTTCGCGCGAATGAACATGCTGTCGTCGATCAGGTCGGATATCTCGATCGCCGTCTGATCGACGACCGCGCGATACTGGTTTGACAGCCCCAACGACACCAGCATCTGCCGCAGCAGCGCCGTGTGCGAGTCCTGCGTGTCCTGTATGATCTCCGTCAGCCCAATCTTGCTCCACACCTGATACGAGTCGGAGAACGGCACGAGGTCGAAGAACGGTATGCGCCCGTAAGGGTTCTCGACCGCGCGCAGCAGCTTGTCTCCGGCGACGGTGACGATCGCGTCCTCCAGCAGGCCGTCGCCGTTGACGTCGGCCTTGAGGTAACACTCGTACACCATGACGCGCGCCCGCGCTTGCTCGTGCGTGTTTCGCTCCGCCTCGTCCGAGGACGGGTTGAGGAACCGCTCCAACTCGGAGGCCTCCGGCTCGTCGCTCGCGTCATCAGCGAGCGCCTCGACGACCTCGCTCTCGTACAGCCCGCGACGCGCGTCCCGCCGCAGCTGGTCGATCGTCATCATCTTGCGGTGCGCCACCATCGAGCACTCGGGCAGCGTCCGCCCGTCCGGCGTGAAGCGGATGTCCGACGGGCGTACCACCTCGATCACCGGCTCGTTGACAGTGACCTCCGTCGTCTCCCACGCAAGCGACACGCGAGGGGAGGCGAGCCCGAGCGCGCTCATCATGTCCGGTACGGGCTCCGAGCTTATGACCCTGTTGCGCCTGTCCGAGAGGATACCGACCAACTGCGCCTCGTCGAACACGCCCTCGTGCCGCGCCTGCTTCGTCTCGCGCTTCCAGTGGCACTTGAGAATGCCGAGATTCGACGCGAGCGCGTCGGCGAACCAGTTCTTGAAGACGCGGTACCCTGTGTTTTTCACCGTCAGCTGCCACTGAATCAGCTTCATGATTCGCTCGGCGCGCTCCGCGTCCTCGCTCCCCACGCCGGAGATCGAGATAATGCGGTTGCTGCCGAAGAACGATTTGAGCAGGTCGGGCAGAAGCCACTCGATCGTGCTCCATACGTCGAACGTCCGCATGTCGTTCTTCTCGGATAGCCTCGGGTAGAGCTTCTTATACCGCTCGCGGCTCGAGTAATAGACCTCGTACCGCCGCAACAAATCCTGCTCGATGTAATCTTTGTAATAGTCGTCGGCGCGCCTGATATCCGCCCTCGCCGTGGCCAGTATCCTGCCCTCATCCATCTGTCATCACTCTCACCCCTGTCACATACTCCCGGCCTTGGGCATCTTGATTGCCTTGGGCGTTTGCGCGCCGCTTGCCATCGACACGACATAGCCGAGCGCGTCCACGATATGCGTATACTCGTTGTCCGCCAGCACGTCGGTGATTCTGCCGCCAACCTCCCGACGCTGATACCCGCCGACGAGCGCGGCGACTAACCACGTGCAGCGCGGGTCGATAAGGAGCATCGGCATTCCGTCGGCAGTGGTCGTGGTCAGCGCCTTGCGCAGCGGCGTGTCGCGCTGCGCGAACGCCACAGGCCCGCTCGCCACGCTGATGCCGTACTCCTCGCGTAGCGTCTGCACGCAGGTGCGCTCGTCCGTCTGCGCCCTCGCCTTGCCCGCCGGGTCGCCCCAGTCGACGAATGAGCATCCGGGGAAATACGTCGCAGACTCGCTCTGCACCACGCGTCCGTGCGCCAGTATCCCGGACTCCCAGCTCTGCAGCTCCGGCCAGTGGACGAGCAGCTGTCCCTTCGCCGTCGTCTGGCAGAAGACCGTCGCCGGCGTCAGCCCGTAGTCCCACCCCCGCAGCACTGGCCGCCCCTGAATCGGTACAAGATGCCTCCGCGCCACGTGGAAGTCATACCGAAACTCCGGATACCAGGGACGCCCCTTGGGCACGCGAAAGTTGATCTCCATCTCCTGTTCCCAGTCCGCGACGGTCGTCCCTGTTTGCTCCCGCGCACGCCACTCATCGCTCCGCTTTGCCGGGTCCGCCGTGTAGTGGACGCGCAGCACGTGGATACCGTCCGCCGTGTCATACTCCGCTACTCCCGGAATGTCCTCTGAGCTCACCGTTCACCACCGCCTCAAAAAATCCCGGTGCCGCCGAGGATATCAGCGTCACCTTGCCCCCGCCCTGCACTACTGGCCGCAGCGCGCGCCACGTCCCCCGCGCCTGCTCCCAGAAGGCTATCTCGTCGCACATGACCGCCGTCGCCGTGTACTGCCGCAGCTGATCCGGACCCTGCGCGATGCCCCGCACGATACTCCCGTTGCCGAACGCCAGCTGATACTCCTTGTGCCTCACCTCGGGCAGCCCGTAGCGCCGCAGCCACCGCGGCAGATGGTTGTAGATAAACAGCATTCGGTTGTCGCCGATTAGGTATTCGCTGTCGTCGGCTTTTTTGGACTGCACGAAGACCGCGCTCCTCGGCGTGAAGAGCGCCAGATGCAGGTGCAGCGCGAGCATGACCCACGTCAGCATCATACGCCGCGATTTTGGTATGGCAAGCAGCCGGTGATTCTCCCACGCCTCGCAGACGCGCCGCAGGTACGGCAGGTCGGGGAATCGCTTTATGCTCCCCGCGTCCGCCTCGTCCACCGTCAGGCAAGCCTCGCGCACGAAGAGCCACGGAGATCGCGCCCATCGGTCGATAACCCGCGCCGCCAGCGTTTTATCAGCCGCGTCAGTCATCCCCGATCAGCTCCAGAAGCGCCGCCCGCTCTTCCGCGCGAAACAGGTCAATCGCGCCCGAGTGTTCGACCTGCTTTTTCTCGACAAAGTCCGCCTCAGAGCGCGCGAGCAATTCCGACGCCCTCAAGCGGTCGGACATCGAGTTCTCCGCATCCGACATCACCTCCGTCCAAAACTCCTGCCTGGCCAACCGCGAAGCCACCCGCCCCCGCGACTCTTCGCTCTCACGCGACCTGATCGCCTCAGAAATCTCAGGTTTTTTCAACAACTCCTGCCCTATCGAGTATGCCGTCTTCTTGCTGTATCCCGCCTTTATCGCCGCCTCGGTGGCGTTCCCTGCGTAAGCCTCGATAAATGCCCTCTGCCTCGGCGTCATCCCCCCATACCTCCCTTCGCACAAAAGCATAAAAAAAGAGCCCCGAAGGGCTCTGCACTTTTACTAACAACCAAGCTTAATCAATTTTCATTCGATGTTGATTCATTGCCTCGGCGACTATTTTGCTGATATTAGTTGAATTTTTATACGCAATATCCATTGCGTCCCTCGCCATTTTCCTGGTATCTCTTTTCACCGGATTTATTTTTTCTATTTCATCACAACTACTCCGACGTTTCGTTGGAATGGTGCTCATCGAAATCCCCTCCTTTGTCATTTGGCAGGAAGCACGGTCCATATGTAACTTTCGGGTCAAACAAGTAATTTTCGTGTTCTTTATATATCGAGATTTCAAAATCAGTGAGAGAAGAGACATTATAGAAAAGAGCCCTTGCCTCTTTTCTATCTATCGCAAAGCCATGATCAGGGTATCCAATCAGCAGCTTCGTGATCGATTCTTCTTTCAAATTACCGCCGTAATCATTCAAGCGAGTGCCATATTGAAACGCAATTTGCATTGCACGATTTATTTCTGACAACCTGGTTGGGTCAACCTGTTCATATAACGGCCTCGCCGATCCTACGGCAATTTCAACAGCCAACTGTGACGCTAACTTTGTGGATATGCCAGCTCCATAGCGCAAACTGGTGAGAACCTCTTGAAACACCACGATCGAATGTTGCTGAATTTGCGTTAATGTATTTAATACGTCCAATCCAGAGATACGTCCTGCCAATTCATCCGGTATACTCACCTGCACATCGAGAGGACCAAGCTCCCCGATATCCCCAATCGCCAACTCATTGGCACAAATGGCAAACAATGTTCCCGCGCTCTTACAAAGACTAGGCACAACCAATCTCACATGGTCAGGATAGCTATTCCGAATACAGCGCCCCATCCGAAACGCAGCGTGGGGATTGCCGCCGAACGTAGTAAGAAAAATAGTACACCGATCATGTTTTTACCCGCCTGAACGCAATCGGATAACTCATAGTAGAGAGCCCTATCGATTGCTCTATTGATCAAAATAATATCTCTTTCTTGATTAGCGTCCGACAACATGATCACCTCATGGATATATATATCATTTTTTAGCCTTCGTGTATAGTATCTTGTTATTGTTATAACCCACTTTGATAGATCACAAAAACACCGGTTCCGGGCGCGTTTGCTCTTGCGCTCGGAACCGGCATGATTGGCACGATAGGATTATAGCAGGTTTTTAACCCCTCAAACGGTACAAAAAAGGTACACTTTTTTTAAAGTAAATCGCCGAATAACGCGTGAATTGCCTTGCGCACGACCCGCGGAGCGCGGCGCTTCATACATGTCTCGGGCGACAGGTTGAGCTCTTCCGCAACCGCCGACCACGGCAAGCCCTTGATGTAGCGCAGCTCGACGAGCCGCCTGTCTTCATCCGAGAGTGAGTTCATAAAACCCCTCAGGCAGTCGAGCTTATACGACAGGCCGCGGTACTCGATATCGCGCAGCTTGCGCTCGTAGACGCGCTCCTCCTCGGCGAGCCCGCCGCGCGATGACACGCCGCTCTCGTCGGGCCCGATCGGCGCGGCCAGGTACTCCGACAACAGCCGCAGCCGCTCGCAGTCCGCCGGGTAGTCGCGCAGCGCGTCCTCCGCGTAGCGGTAGAGATGCCTGCTCCGTTGCCCTCTCACCGCGTATTCATCCCCCCGAGCGCCTCTCCGAGCGTCGCCATAAACTCGCCACCGTAAAGCTGCGCGGGAACAAAGCGGTACACGCGCCAGCCCAGTAACTGCGCCGCGTTTATCTTCTCGCAGTCGCCCGTAAACCCTTTGCCCCGCGTGTGCCTGCCTCCCGTCCACGCGCCGCCGTCGAGCTCGACCGCGACACGCCGATCGGGGAAGGCCGCGTCGAAGCGCCATCGACGCGTTGGGTGAAAGCGATGCTCGAAAACCAGCGACGTGCCGTGCTCGTCAGCGAGCGCCTTGCAGAGCATCCGGAAGTGCGCGTCATATCCCGCGGCCCCCATTACACCGCCTCCTCTGGCAGAGCCGCGAGCGCCCCGCCCTGCCCGATCATGACGACCGGGGGGACGTGCTCGAGATAGCCGCACTCGCTGTTGTTGCGCTCGTAGAAGCCGACCAGCCGACGCGGGACGGCGACCTTCCCCGGCTCGCCATCCCATCCGGCGACGCGCAAGCCGATCTCGTAGAGCCTCTGCCACTCCGCGCGACGGAAGTCCAGCTCGCGCTCCGTGAGAGCGTGCCACTCGCGCCCGAGCTTCTCCCAGCCCCCGAGCTGCACGACGGCGTAGTGATAGCCGGGGTCGGGGAAGACGACCGAGTCGTAGTACCCGTGCCGGTCGAGCGCGCGGAGAAACGTCCTCCACGCCGCAGCGGACTTGTCGGCCTCCGTGCCCTCCAAAAAGCCGCGAATGTCCGAGGGCTTGATCGCATACGGGCTCGTCTGCACGTGGCGCAACACCGCGCGCCGCACGTCGTCGATGGCGCAATCTCCCAGCAGCGAGAACATCAGCGACAGAGCCGCCTCGCTGCGCGACTTCACCCCCTGCGCCTCGTCAGAGGCACGAATAACCGCGCAAAACGCCTGCCAATCTTGTTTTGTCATGTGCCCACCGCCTCTCCGAAGCCGTTAGTGCCGCCGAAAAACTCGCGCAATATCTCGTCGGGGTCCCTGCCCGACGCTCCGCCGGGCGCTTCTCGCAGCCTCGCCCTGTGATACTGTCCCTCGAGCAGTTTAGTCAGGTTTGACTCCCGCAAAAACCAGTCAAAGCGCAGCCAGGGCGCGCCCTCCCGAGCCGACCGGCAGAGCCAGTCGCTGGAGGCGATCTGCGCTACGACGCGCTCCCAGAACTCCGGCGACGCACGCTCACGCGCCTCGCCGACCCGCGCGCCGAAGTGTTTCAAGCGCGACGGCGTCGGCCCTCGGACGGGCGTGAACCCCAACTCCGCCAGCGAGCTGTTCCACGCGCCTATAAAGCCCATGAGCAGAGGCTTCGGGCCTGCCGCGACCGCGGCTTTTTCGCCGCGCTCCTCCGGCGAAATGCCCGAAGAATCAGTTGACTCTGAAACCAAAGACGAAACCGGAGACGAAACCAAAACCGAAGACAAAACCGAAGACGAAAACATAGCAGCGATTTTCGCAAATTCTCGCGGATTCTCGCAGATTTCCGCGACTTTCGCATTTTCTCGCGGATTCTCGCAAATTCTCGCAGATTCTCGCGGCTGATTTTTACGAGACACACGCGCCGCCTCGGCGCGCCTCTTCTCGGTAATATACTGCTGGTGCTTGAAAAAGCTCTCGGGAAAACGAATCAACGCCGCCGCCCTGTCCCACTCGATCAGCCCGAGCTCGTGCATCCCAGCGAGCGCAGCCTCGACGTCCTCCTCGCTCTTCCAGCGGAAGCCGGGCACGACCATCAGGATGAGTTGCTCCGCGTCGGCTGAAATACAGCCGTTGTCCTCCGCGTGAGGTATCATCCATGTGTACAAAAGCGCCGCAAACTCGCCGCACCTCTTCGCGAGCTTACAGACCGCCGTATCTGTCGATATTTGCGTGCTGATATAACGCTTTCGCGCCACCGGATTCACCTCCGCGTCAGTATGCCAAATGGGGAGCCAAAGATAACCTCGGCTCCCATCAATCCACGCCCCCTAAAAAGGCACATCCACGGCGTCCCCGCCCGGCCCGGAGAAGTCAAACGAGAAGTCATCGTCAAACTCATCGCCGCCGGACTGCTGTTTGGGCGGGCTGTACGGCTGCCGCGCGCAGCCGTTCGAATCGTCGTCCCTGCGCCCCGATGGGAGCAGCGTAAGGTTCTCGGCTATAACCTCCGTAGCCCACTTGCGCTCGCCGGTCTTGGGGTCCTGATACTCTCGCACCTGCAAGCGCCCTTCGACGAGGACGGGCTTTCCCTTCTGCAGATAGCGGTCGCATATATCCGCGAGGAACGACCACGCGACCACTGGGACGAAATCTGTGTGCGATTCGGTCTCCCCCGTAGCCTTGTTCTTCCACTGCCGCCCGACCGCGACCGTGATGCGCGCGACCTTTTGTTTGCTCGGAGCGGATCTGATGTCAGGGTCGCGGGTTAGATTGCCCATCAGGATGACACGGTTAAACCCCCTGCTCATCAGCCCCACGCCTCTCTCGCTCGCCCTTCTCATAGAACGCCTGCTTCATCTCCGGGTCAATCTCGAGATAGCCTAAAAAGTTGTTCACAGCGCCTCGAAGCTCGTCTACAATCGCCTCCCGCCAGAAATATTCCTCAATTGCGATTCTCTTCTGCGTGCGGTCGTACACGACGTACGCAAAGCGCTCTATCCCGAGCTCGCGCAATCCCGCGAGGTATACGCGGTGCTGCATGTTCCCCAGGTATTTGCCTATCTCGTAGCTCTTGGTCGTCTTCGTGTCCACGACACAGGCGGGCGTGAGGAAGTCGATATAGCCGTGCAGCGTGATAAGCCCCGTCAGCGGATACTCGACGTGAACCTGCCGCCACGCGCCGCTGACGATAGACGCGGCCTCCAGCACCGCGGCGTCGTATGGGTCGGAGGCGGAAACCGGGATCGTTCTCACCCCCTCGAGATGGTCGCAGATAGCCTGTTCAAAGTTCGCGCCAAACTGCATGGCTTCATTGGGGGGAGCGCTCACCCCCCGAAGCCGGTCTAATATCTCCCGGCGCTTCTCCTCCGTCGCCCCGTATTCACTCCGGTAGTACGCGAAGGAGTCGAGGAGCGTCGGGCTGATTCTATGCGACATCGCGTTCTTCCTCCTCGGACGGAACGACTGCCGCAGCCGCGACAAACCCCTTCTTCTGTTTCGAGTATTCGAGGCCGCACGCTTTTGCCGCCGTCATGATTATGACGTTGGCGCGGTGCTTCGAGTCCCAGAAGTGGGAGAGTTTGCCTATCTGCCACACCGCGGCGTTTGCCGTGGACTCGTCGGCGATCTGCTCCGCGATGTGCTCGATATGCGAGATAAGCGTGTTGTACTCCTTGACGCGCGCGGACTCCGTCCGGGCGGCCTCATCGCACCGGCGGACGATGCCGGAGAGGAAGTCGTTGGGCATGCCGCCCGCGAGCCCCGGAATCTGGATAACGTCGTCGATGCGGGCGGAGTTTTTCGCGTAATACTTATCGCAAGGAGAGAATGATATCGTTCGGTTGCGCGCCATCGCCTCCATGTACCCGACGAGGTCGAGTTCTTTGATAAGGTCGCCGCCGGACGACCCGCCGATCTCAGGGCGGATAATCCTCTCGTCCCCGTTCTTCTCTTCCTTCTCGTGCGCGACGAAGACGAGGTGCTTGCCCATCGTCGAGACGGTCTTAAGCAGGTTGATGAACTGCATCTTTCTCACCCCGTACCCCTGCATCGTGAGAGCGCCGTCCCGGCGGGCCATCTTAGGGTCGTCCTTGATAATCCACGCGCCCATGTAGTCGAGCAGCTTCCCGGCGGTGTCGATGACGATCGTGTCGAACGACGCCAGCTCGCCCGAGGCGAGGACGTCGAGCACCTCCTGGTACGAGGCGACCTGAAGCACCGGAACCCTGTGCTCCGGCGCGATTCTGTGAACGCCGTTGTCGGCGTCGATAAGGACCGGATTCGGCATTGAAAGGGCAGTCGTGCTCTTCCCGATTCCCGGCTGCCCGTAGATAAGGATCTTCAGCTTCATGTTGTCCGCCGTAAGCTCGTAGGGTTGTTTCAACAGCGCCATCTCAAGCTACCTCCTCGTTCTCGTCAAAAAAATCTTCCGATAAGTTCTCGAGCGCCCGCTCGATTACCCGTTCATCTTCAAAAAGAATGTCGTTCCTGACGCACTCACAGTCGAGCGGGTTCAACTCCGCGGGGCACGTCTCGTACCCCGGCTCGCCTCCGCACGAGTACGACGGCCCGGTCGCGCCGTGTATTTCAAGAGCCTGGCAGTCCGAGCAGAAGTCTGACAACCAGCCGTCGTCGTGATTGTAAAGCTCTCGTGCCGCTCTCAAGAAGCGCGGTTCCGTCAGCGTTATCACGAGACGCTCATAGAGACACCTTGCTCTATTCGTCATACCCAAAAACCTCCCCATATGGTAAAATGGAGGCGTGGTTCGTGGCCACGCCCCCGTTTGAGGGCTTTTACACATGTGCCCCTTCGCAAGAAGGGGTTCTTATTTATGCCTTTTCCCGTACTGCTTTGCCAGCCGGAGCGACATATCAGGTGCCTTACCGGTCAGCCTCAAATCCCCGTCACACGCCTTGCGCAGGATTCGCGCCGTTTTCATGTCATAAATCCAATCGAGCAGCTTCTTCAGCATTTTTATTCTCCTTTTCGTCTGTCATCAATCTGTTCGCCGAGGAAACACGCGAGCAATCATCCTCATCGTAAACAGCGGAGTAAGCTTCGGCCCCTTCGCGCCGTATCCTGTTGAACCATGCTGCGCCGCAGACCGCACATCTCCGAGTCTCCACATCGACGAAGCCGCACAGCGCGAACGTGTCTGCAACATCGCCGGAGCCTCCACACCTCGCGCAAGTCTCCGTAAACTCATATGAGCGCTCCATCATTCACACAGCCCATATATGCTTTCGCAGGTGTCTGTATCCTGATATTCCGCCGTCTTGAAAAGGTCGAAGTTCTTGCCGCCGCGCGTGGTCTTGCTCCAGGTAAAAACCTCGCGAGCGGTTAAAAACCCGCCTCTTTTGTTTTTACGGCAAAAAAAACGGTTAGAGTTATCATCCCGGCGGGAGGTTCTTTGTACCAGGATTTCCCATTCCGTAAGCCGGTCTACTTCACCGGGAAACCTAGCTTGAATGTGGTACAAATCGTCTTTCCTGCTAAAATGACACGGGAAACAACCAACACGCGCAAAACCCATCTTGTAGAGCGGATTCGGCTCGACGCCGTACTTCCGATGTATTCCGAAGACTTCTTCGTGCGTCCACTCCAGCAATGGCCGATAGATCGACACCTTTTCGCTTATCGCCTCCCGCTCTTTGAGCTTTGCGCGAGACTTGGACTCTTCCTTGCGTACTCCTTGCCACGATACAATCGTGTGCCCTCGCTCTATCAGCGGCAGGTATATTTGGTTTTGTATCGGAAAAATCTTAAGATCTTTTGTGCAAAAACGGGCCTTTGCGGATGGAAACATTCCGTAATACATGCACAAATCTAAAAACGGATTCCCGGAAGGCTGACAAGCCTCAATAACGCGCTGTTGCTTTTCTTCGCTTACGCCGCTCTTTGCCCACTTCACAGGAACTGTCAGCTCCCTTTTCCGCCTTAGCGCCTCGGTAAAATCCGCTTTGACGCGCCGAATCTCGACACAGAGAATATCCTGTAAGTAGTCGATATACTGATAAGTCGGCTGCGCTTCGTTGCCCGTATCCGCGAACACGCAGATAATGTTTTCCGGTCGCATCTCTTTGAGGGCCAGCAGGAGCATCGCCGTCGAGTCCTTTCCTCCGCTGATGTTTAGAACGTTATACTCCATTGCCTCAATCCCTCCTGAGCCGCCCAAAATTCCTCGACAGCTGCTCTTGTTAGTTCCGCGACTTCTGATTAAGCCACTTCCATTTGTTTGCGCTCGTCAATCCAGTCCTGTATCTGCTTCTCCGTCCAGCGAACGAAGCGCCCTTCATTTATCGCTGCGACGGGAAAGCGCCCTTGCAGTCTCCAGTCTCGGATTGACCGAGGAGACGCATCCAGAATCTTGGCCACTTCTTTGATACTGCACAACTTGTCGATCATTTGCATTTACCCCCTTTCGTTTTTCAAGGTGCAGGATTTGCTCTATGCCGATACGCTTGCGCCTATTCTTTGGTACAATCTTCTTGTGCGTTAAAGATGTCGGTTACTTCGCAACCTAACAGCTTTGCAAGTGAGATTGCCATCTCAACATTAGGCTTGCAGGTTCCGGCTTCGATTTTTTGGTAGTATCTGTTACTGATACCGACTGTACGAGCAACCTTCTCTTGTGTGAGGTTGCGGTTTTCGCGTTTCTGGATGAGAGCTTCGTTCTTCATGAATCACCGCCTCTTTCTTTGCATTACGCACTAAAGTTCGTGGCGCAGGTTCATGTTAACATGCACTATAGTTCGCGTCAAGTAGGTGAGCTTATGAATTTTTCTTCTCGACTCATTGAGTGCCGGAAAACACGTTGTGCTACTCAAAAAGAAATCGCCGAAGCAACCGGGATTAGCGTTAGGGTGTACCAATACTATGAATCCGGCGAACGAGACGCAACCTCCAAGGTTCTCATCGCCCTTGCCGATTACTTTGACGTGTCGCTCGACTACCTCGTCGGGCGCTCGGATGACCCTTCCCGGCGATAAAATATCACCCGTTCCGTTTGTCATGGTGCGGTTGGTTCGCTTGTTTCCCGTCAGGCTGATTTCGCCTGTATGTGTTCTCTTTTTCCCTTTTCCAATTTCCGCCGCAAGTCCTCACACTTTTCGTCGTACTCCCGCCGTGCGTCCTCCAAATACCTCTCCGGCCTATCTCCGATCGGAATCTCGATTATGATTCGCACGCTATCCCCGTGAACATAGGCGCAGCTGCCTGCGCATACATGCCCAATCGCAACCGCGCTCTCCTCGAGAAGATTGATGATGTCGCTTGTCATGCTGCTACTTGCACTGCGTCCACCGCCCCCGGCGGCGAATTGAATTTCCTCCGCTTCGGGGGCAGGGGAGGGTTTGGAAGAAGGTCTCTAACATCGCACTTCAAAACCTGTGCCAGCCGAACGTAGTCCGAGCCGACAGGTTCACGCCTTCCTGATTCCCAGAAGCTGACAGTCCGTTTTGATACGCTCATGGCTTCCGCCAGTTGTTCTTGCGTCATCTCCGCAAAACCTCGGTATTTTCTGATACTGCTCAC